TTTGCTCCATATCGTATTCCATATCATGCTTTTCCATATGAAAAGAATCCATATAACTTCTTTGGAATTGGTGTCGCAGAAAACATGGATGATTCCCAACAGATTATGAATGGTCATGCACGAATGGCTATTGATAATCTCGCGTTAGCTGGATCTCTTGTTTTTGATATTGATGAGTCTGCTTTAGTAGGTGGACAAACTATGGAGGTATATCCCGGTAAAATATTCAGGAGACAAGCTGGACAACCCGGACAATCTATTTATGGATTAAAGTTTCCTAATACTGCGCCTGAAAATATGATGATGTTTGATAGGTTCAGACAGCTTGCAGATGAACAGACAGGTCTTCCAAGTTATAGTCATGGTCAAACAGGCGTTCAAAGTATGACAAGAACAGCGTCTGGTATGTCTATGTTACTAGGAGCAGCTAGTTTAAATATTAAAACTGTTGTTAAAAATTTAGATGATTTTTTACTACGTCCTCTTGGAGAATCATATTTCCAATGGAATATGCAATTCTTTGAAGGAGATTTAGATGTAGTAGGGGATTTAGAAGTTAAAGCCACTGGTACAAATAGTCTAATGCAGAAAGAAGTTCGTAGTCAGAGATTGACTATGTTCTTACAAACTGCTCAAAGCCCTGCCATTGCACCGTTTGTTAAAATTTCTAAACTTATTAGTGAACTTGCCTATAGCCTAGATCTAGATCCAGATGAAATTCTGAATGATCCTGATGAGGCTGCTATCATGGCACAAATTATAGGGATGCAAAATGCTGGACAAACAACTGGCCCGGAGGCTCAACTTGCTGGTGGGCAACCGGGAGTTATGGGAGGCGTTCAAGGAACACCTCAACAACCTCAAGAACTTGGAGTTACAGGCACTGGCGGTGGCAACATCGGAATCGGAAATGTTCCGCTTGCAGGGGAAGCTGAATTCTCTGGTACGCCTAGAGCAGTTGGAGGGACAGGTCAAGGAGGCATTGGCTAGAAAAGATGAACAAGGATAACTATAATGGCTAAAAAGAAAAAAGAAACTACTGGATTACTTACAGCCGATAGACAACGCTATCAAGAAGGTAGCGAAGTACCTGTACCTCGTCCTCCTAGTGATTATACATATAATCCAGATTATCAATTTGATTTTGGATTAGATGCTGGCCCTCCTGAAGATTTAAGGGCGCAGATAGAACGACAAAATACTATAATTACAAATATAAATAGTTTTATTCAAGATAAAGCTGAACTTTTATCAAGAGATCCTAGTTATAATAGAGTACCTACACGATGGAGTATACTTGGTAAATCTTTATATAGACAAGGAATATCTCCTCTTGAAGATGATATAAAGAGTGCATGGACAATTATGAGAGATTCTGTTGCTAGAGAGAATATAGATCTTTCAAGACTTCCAGTTGAAAATGAACAAGAATTAAGAGCTTTGATTGAAAGAATGGCTTCTAAAATAACTGAAAAACCAGAGATTGAAAGAGAACCAAAACAAGAAGGTGGATTACCAGAACCTATTCCTCAAGAAGCTATTCCCATGCCACTGGAAGAGCCTATGGCTATGGAAGAGACAGTAGTTCCTGATGAGCAAATGGAAGATAACTATTTAGATTTTGTAATTTCTCAATCACTAGATGATAAGGAAGAAGGATACTTAATGGAAAAATTAGAAGCTGATCCTCAATTAAGTATAATTTTTGATAAGATAATAGGAACAGCTACAGAATTTTCAGGATCTGGCCCTGTTGATGGGCCGGGTTCAGAAGTCTCTGATTCGATACCTGCAAGGTTATCGGATGGAGAATTTGTCATAACTGCAAAAGCTTCTGACGAAATTGGGCCTGATAATCTTCAGGCTATGATGAGTCAAGCAGAAACTCAAGCAGATGAAAGACAAATGGCGCAAAGCGGTGGAGCAATTCGACCAGACCTTAAAGAAGAAACTAATGAGGAAATTCGGAAAGGAATGTTAGGAGTTAATCCACGTTTGCAATAAAGCGGATAAGGCTACCCTAGTAATAGGCACTTTATCAATTTAAATGTAACCCGAAAGGCTACCTTTACAAAACAAGCCCTGCTTATTTTGGCCTTTAAGCAGCCACCTTTGTTAAGAAAGCCCTGAGTAGGAGAATAGAAAATGACTGACAATATTGAAAGAGAGGAACAAGCAAACCCATATAATCAAAAAAAATCTTGGCATGATGGCAAGGAAACTGCCTTTGTATCAGCAGATAATGCTTATTTTGAAGATCCTTCAACTAAAGCTGAAGAGTCTGAAGAAGAGGAAGCGCCTAAAACTAAACAGGCTCGTCCTTATAAGCGACCTGACTATAAAAAGCGTTATGATGATCTCAAGTCACATTATGATAGAAAGCTAAATGAATTCAAGTCTAGAGAACAAGAGCTAATGGAGGAAGCTACTAAAAGTAGACCAGACTATAAAGCTCCTAAAACTCCAGAAGAACTTGATAAATTTAAATCTCAATATCCTGATGTCTTTGAAGTAGTAGAAACTGTTGCTCATATGCAAAGTGAGGAAAAGGCAAAAGTTCTAGAAGAACGTCTTTCAACCTTACAAGAGCGAGAAACAGAACTAGTACGAAAAGATGCTGAAAAAAGACTAAGAAATAATCATCCTGATTTTGATGATATCAGAAATAGTGATGATTTCCATTCGTGGGCAAAAGCACAACCAGAATCTCTCCAGAAATGGATATATAATAATTCTGGCGATGCTGATCTTGCTAGTCGAGCTTTAGATTTATTTAAGAAAGATATGGGAGTAAGTTCTTCTCCAAAGAAAAAGCAGTCAAATTCTAAAAAGTCCAGAAAGTCTGCTGCGGATATGGTATCAACCAAAACAACATCCGTTGATCCAAAGCAGAATAAAATCTGGACGGAAAGGGAAATTGCTGCAATGTCCATAGATCAGTTTGATCGATATGAAGATCAAATTAATCAAGCTATAAGCGAGGGCAGAGTAGTAAAATAATTTTAATTTGATTCGGAGGATATCAAAATGGCATACAATCAATCTGATCAGTATTTTGAGCCTAGCACAGATACTGATGCCAACTTTGCTGACTCCGTAAGTACGCAAACTGGTCACTTTTTCCTTCCGGCAGTCTTCTCTAAAAAGGTACTTAACTTCTTTAGAAAGGCTTCGGTAGCTCAAGCGATTACTAACACCGACTATGCTGGTGAAATTGCGAACTTCGGAGATTCAGTAAAGATTATTAAAGAACCATCCATCACAGTATATCAGTACGAACGTGGAAAAGACGTAACTCAAACAAAGCTAACTGACGCAGAAGTTACACTTGTTGTTGACACAGCGAATGCCTTTAAGTTCAAAGTGGATGATATTGAATCTTCAATGTCCCATGTGAACTGGCGGGAAGTCGCTTCGTCTTCAGCAGCATATGCGATTAAAGATGCTTTTGACGAGGGCGTTATTGCTGCCATGTTTGCAGGAGTAGCCTCATCTAGCCCGAACCATATATTAGGTTCGGATAGTGCGACTGATCTTGCTGCTGGTACATTTGATGGCACAGGTAATCTCGATATCGGTTTTGATTCGTCAGAACATGATCCTTTAGATGTTTTGGGGCGCATGGCCCGTCTATTAGACGACCAGAGTGTTCCAGAAGAGGGACGCTTTTTCTTAGCTGGCCCTGATTTCTATGAGGTTCTGTCTGGCACAGCATCGAAACTGCTATCTTCAGATTACAATGCTGGTCAAGGTTCTATCAGGAATGGTCTTGTAACTTCTGGTAAGATCCGTGGATTTAATATGTACAAGTCGAATAACATTGCAAGCACATCTAATGCTGCTGGTAAATGTATCTCTGGTCATATTTCGTCTACGGCAACGGCCCAGACGATTACTAGTACTGAAGTTTTGCGTGATCCCGATTCGTTTGGTGATATTGTACGAGGTCTTCATGTTTATGGAGCCAAAGTACTTCACGACAACGCATTGGTTTCTGCATTCTATGGTATTGACTAATCTAAGTGGATTAGGGAGTCTGAAAAGGCTCCCTTTTCCTTTTTATATAATTAAATAATGGAGAAAAATTATGGCAAGTCCAGTTATTGAAATAAGAGATACAGGACGTAATTCATCGAGGACAGGAGATGTTCGTGCTCTTTCAGATAATGTGGTTGCTTCTTGGACCTCAACAACGACAGGTACAATTGCAGTTACCGCAGCTGAAAACTACGATGTTTCATTTACTCAACCAGCAGATACGATTATTCGTAATCTAATTGCTATTCCAGCAGGAAATATTGTTACAGCAGGAGCTTCGGGTGATGATGTAGACTTTTCGTTAGGAACATCTTCAGGCGGTACTCAGATTATTGCAACGGAAGCTATTCTGGATGATGGTGGTTCTGCGGTTACTTGGACAGCGAATGCGCCTTTGTATCTTATCCAAGATTCACATGGTCATGCAGCTAATCAGTTTGTTAGTACAGCAACTACAGCGGGTGTTGTAGGTGGGCCAGCAACCTCAGAAGCAATTGTGATTGCGGCAACATTGTATACTGCATCTTCGCGTACACTTTATGCACGATTAACGCCTTTGGCAAATGATCTAGCTACTGCTGCGACAACAGTTACTTACTTAGTTGAGTTCTTACACTTAGGCGTATTACCAGACTAAGATAATGCCACAGTTAGGTAGTGATAAACATCCTATCATTATGAATAGCTCTGGTAAAAAAAGTACTAGGGTCTTAGGATTATTGGGTAGGGTTTATGCTGGAAAAAGCAAAGAGAACTTTAATAAAAACTATGATCGTGTATTCGGTAAAAAAGTAGGAGAGAAAAATGCCTGAATTAAAATATGGTAGTGTAGTTCACTATGAAAATATTGAAGATATGGAAGGCTATTACGAAAATTCTGAGAACAATCAGAATCGTGATGCTGATGAAAAGCAGGATATTAAGAAGACTGATAATAAAGATTCATACTAATGGCAACGACATATCTTACATTAACTAATGAGGTCTTACGAGAGCTTAATGAAGTTCAATTGACTTCATCTAATTTTTCTAGTGCAACTGGAATTCAAGCCTTTGTACAAGAAGCTATTAACAGATCTTTAAATGATATTGCGAATGAAGAACCGCAACTGCCTTTCTTTGCCTCTGCTGCTAGTGGAGGCACTGATCCTTTTTATGGAAATGTTACAGTAGCTTCAGTAGCAGGAACCAGATGGTACTTATTAAAATCAGGTAGTTCTAGTATTACTACAGATTATTCTTCTGTAGACTGGGACGATTTCTATATTACTACTATTAGTGTAAGTGGTGAAGCAGCTCCTTATGTTTCCAGAGGTTTAAAATTTATAACTCTTACAGATTGGCGTAGGTATTTAAGGGATTCAGAAAATGCAGATGACGCAGACACACAAGTATATGGTGAGCCTCGCTATGTCATTCGTAGTCCCGATCATCGTAAATTCGGACTTAGCCCAATACCTGATAAGGTATATAATATCCACTTTTATGCTTATACCATTCCTACAGCCCTTTCTGCACATGGCGATGCTATCGTTTTACCTGACCAGTATGCTCCAATTATTACAGCTAAAACGAGATATTATGTTCATCAGTTCAAAGATAACTTACAACAAGCAGCCTTTGCAATGGATGACTATAAAAAAGGAATGAAGCATATGAAATCTAATTTAATTAATCCTCAACCTAAAGTAATGACAGATGACAGGACTTACTTCTAATGGGAGTTAGTCAACCTTTTTCTGTTCCACTAGGCGGTGGACTAAATAAATCTACTAATTCTATTGAACTTCTTAAAACTCCGGGGATGGCAACAAAGCTTAGAAACTTTGAGCCAGCTATTGAAGGTGGATATAGGCGTATTAATGGATATTCACAATTAGGAGATGGTACAAGACCTAATAGTTCAAATGATATTATAGGACTTCATGTTTATGCTGATGGTGTTATAGCTTGTGCTGGAACTAATATTTATTTTAGCCTTGATGGAGACAGCTGGTTACAAATAAATAGAGCGAGCGTAGATAGTGGTGGAGATAATTATAGTACCTTTACAGGTCGTAGTGCTTCAGCAAGAACATCACAAAGTACAGCACATTTTACAACCTATAAAGGTAATACTATTTATGGTGAGCTTGTAATCACAGATGAAAGTTCTGGTACAAAACCATACTTATTCAAAATAACAGGCACAGGAGCATTAAGTGGCAGGACTTATTTTGGAGAACTAATAACTGTAAGTGGTACTCATTATCCTAAATTCTGTATTATACATGATCATCATTTAGTAGTTGCTGGCGCAGCTACTGCTTTGAATACTATATATTATAGTGGTACAGATGATATTAATGATTTCACATCTAGTGGTTCTGGTTCAATCGTACTGGATGATCAAGTAGTAGGCTTAAAGAATTTCCGTGGAGAATTATTTATATTTTGCAGGAATTCAATATATAAGTTACAAAATATAAATGATTCTAATAGTATTGTAGTAACTCCAGTTACAAAAAATGTAGGTTGTGTGGATGGGAATACTATTCAGGAGATGGCAGGAGATCTAATCTTCTTGGCTCCTGATGGATTCAGAACAATCGCTGGTACTGCACGAATTGGCGATATTGAACTAGGAACAATTAGTAAAGCTATTCAACCTATTGTAAACGATATAGTTGCAGCATCTGATACATATGATTTTAGTAGTGTAGTAATACGATCTAAATCACAGTATCGTATGTACTATAGTACTTCATCAGGAGTAATAGCTAATTCATACGGTATTATAGGAACACTCAGACAAAATGGGTTTGAATGGTCTGAAACTGTAGGCATTATTGCTCCGTCTGTTGCATCAGGATTTAACTATGCAGGAATTGAAAAGTTTTATCATGGTGATAGAGATGGATATGTTTATAATCACGATACAGGAGATTCATTTAATCCAGCAGGAACTGCAACCAATATTGTAGCAGAATACCAATCTCCAGATTTTGATTATGGAGACTTGGGAACCTTAAAAACCTTGGATCATATTAAAATATCATTCACACCGGAAGGAGATATACAACCGACCTTACGAATAAGATATGATTATGGTTCCATAGATTTACCACAGCCAGATGATATTACGTTAGATTCAATACCTTCTCCTGCTATTTTCGGAGCAGCAGTATTTAATAGTCAAAAATTTGGGGCAGGAGAACAGCCACTTGTTAGACAAAGTTTAACTGGAAGTGGACATAGTAACTTTTTTAGAATATATAGTGATGATACAAACCCGCCTTATATTATTAACGGCCTTTATATTAATTATAGACCTTCAGGAAGATTATAATGGGAACAACTTATACAAGACAAAGTTCATTTAGTGATGGCGATACAATTACAGCCGCATTATTTAATAATGAATATGATCAATTATTAAACGCTTTTGCATACGCATCAAGCGGAACAACAGGCCATCAACATGACGGAACAGCAGCAGAAGGAGGAAATGTTCATACAATTGGCGATCAAGACTTCCTTAATAAGATTGTTGCTGATAGTACTAATAATCGTTGGGGATTTTTTGTAGAAGTATCCTCATCTGCTGTTGAACAAATAAGAATTCAAGATGGAGCTATTGTACCTGTAACAGATAATGATATAGACTTAGGAACAAGCTCACTTGAATTTAAAGATGCCTACTTTGATGGCACAGTTACAACGGATGCACTAACAGTATCAAGTACTACAAATTTAGACGGAGCTATACAACTAGACAATACTCTTACAGCAGGAGTAGATGATACGGGTTATGATATTAAGTTTTTTGGAGCAACTTCTGGAAGTTATCTATTATGGGATGAATCAGCAGATTCATTATTATTAACAGATTCTACTCCACTTAAGATTGGAGACAGTCAAGATTTAACTTTATACCACGATGGCTCTAATTCCTATATAACAAACGCTGTCGGTGCATTAAAACTTGCGACTGAAACAAGCGGAATTGCAATAACAATAGGACATACTACATCTGAAACTACAATTGCAGATAATCTTACAGTCACAGGAAACGCTTCAATAGGTGGTAACTTTGATGTTACAGGAACTATTGATTTCAGTGATTCAGCAATTACAAATGCTGGAGATATGCAATTAGATTCTATTGCAGGAGATGGAGATACA